CATATGCATCGTGGCACCCGGCATTCAAAAATTTCAGTCCATCACTTGGCACTGAGGAAATTGTTGATCGTCTTTTGGCACTGACACCAAACCATAATTGGGTACAACGCAATGGCAATGACGTTCATTTGGTCATAACCGGCGGTGAACCCTTGCTGGGCTGGCAACGAGCCTATGAAGCACTGTTGGAACAGGCCGCTATGGATGACTTAGAGAATCTAACATTTGAAACCAACGGTACTCAACAGTTACAACCACAGTTCAGTGAATATCTTTGTTACTGGAACAAGGTTGGCCGAGAACTGACCTTTTCGGTCAGTCCAAAACTGTCTGCATCAGGCGAATCGTGGCATGATGCTATTCAGCCAGACAACATCATTGCCTATCAAGAAGCAGGCACTGTATATCTAAAATTTGTGGTGGAAACCGATCAACATTTTGAAGAAGTAGATCAAGCAGTCTCTGAATATCGCGCAGCAGGATTTGTTGGTGTTGTATATGTGATGCCACAAGGCGGCGTGGTCACACCCTATGAACAAAATCGTGTGCGAGTAGCTGACTGGGCACTGACTCAAGGTTATTGTTATAGTCCGCGATTACACGTTGACCTTTGGGGCAATGGTTGGGGCAAATGACACCAGATGCAATGCTAGGATATTAGACATGTTTGATAAAGTAAAAGGATGGTTTGGTAAAGGTCGTAATGTAAGCCCACCCGCAATAGAAGTTCGACCAGAACCCCCATCAACACCACCAAAGAAAAAAGAGCCTGCAAAAACAGAAAAAGAATTGGCCACAGAGCGAGGGGAACCTTGGATTCAAGTATTGAAAATCGAAGTAGATCCGGTCAACCTACATCAAGGTGCTTTTGAATTGGATTGGAATGAAATTTTTGTAGCACGTTTGATCAAAGCTGGTTATATGATCAAACGCGATGACACTGATGCTGAAATTGTGGATAGATGGTTTCAAAACGTATGTAGACATGTAGTGATGGAGACGTGGGAACAAGAACAAGCCATAAAGAATTCTGGGCTTTGGGTTCAGCGTAGAAACATTGGCGATGGAAGGTCAGAAGTGTCATGATATTTAATCATATCAAACAACTCAAATCTCAAGGCAAACGAATTGGTATCACCTTCTCAACCTTTGACATGCTGCATGCAGGCCATATTGCAATGCTGTCAGAATCCAAAAACCATTGTGATTATCTCATTGCAGGACTACAAACTGATCCAACTATCGATAGACCTGAGACTAAAAACAAGCCTATTCAAAGTGTGGTGGAGCGGCAAATCCAGTTGGCAGCATGCCGTTATGTTGATGAAGTTGTTGTGTATCAAACCGAACAGGATCTCATTGACCTTTTGTTGATACTACCACTGAATGTGCGTATCCTAGGCGTGGAATACCAACAAAAGAATTTTACCGGACGTGATGAGTGTGCTCAGCGAGGTATTGAAATTGTGTTCAATGGTCGCGATCATTCATTTTCAAGTTCAAGTCTGCGCAAGCGAGTAATGCTTGCAGAAACTGAAAAAACCCTACTACAGACATGATACTTTATGCCAATGGTTGCAGCCATACCGCTGCAGCTGAAGCCGTTATTCCTGCCTGTTTTGCCGAAGACGATGGCCGGCACGGCATTGACCGTAGACCTCATCCTACGAATTTAGCAGCATCATGGTGTAGTCACGTGGCCGATGCGCTGGGACACAATCTTATTTGCCAAGCAGAATCCGGATGCAGCAATGCCCGGATTTTACGAACCACACGAGCATGGATAGCCAACAATCCAGATTTGCTGGCCAACACCTTTTTTATCATTCAATGGACCACATGGGAACGGCAGGAATGGTTACATCGAGAGGTATATTACCAAGTCAATGCGTCTGGCACTGACTGGGTTCCGGAAGCATTACAAAAAAGATACAAACAGTTTGTGATTGACATTGATTGGACTCTAGCTACACTGCAAGCGCATCAAGACATTTGGCAACTGCATCAAGACATGCTGCAACTGGGTATAAGGCATTTGTTCTTTTCTGGTCACAGCACATTCAGTGACATCGAAAATCGTCATGATTGGCGTAACCATTATATCTTGCCCTACGATCGTGATCATAGCTACCACAACTGGTTGATCAAAAATGGTGGAGTGTATGCAAATCCCCACAGTTATCATTTTGACGCCCAAAGTCATAGACTTTGGGCTGATCATGTGTTAGAATATGTCTACCATAATCAATTTCTAACACATGCCCATGAAATATCTTCTGATTGACACTGCCAATTTGTTCTTCCGGGCTCGGCATCAAGCACATCGAGCAGCAGACTCATGGACTCGTTTGGGCTTTGCTTTGCATCTAACTCTGATGAGCGCAAACAAAATGATGCGCAGGTTCAATGCAGATCATGTGATCTTTGCGCTTGAAGGACGGTCATGGCGCAAAGATTTTTACAAACCCTACAAAGCTAACCGAGCAGAAACTCGTGCTGCTATGACTGAAGAACAAGCCGAAGAAGATCGACTGTTTTGGGACACTTACGATGAGTTGACTAAATACTTGACTGCTAGAACCAATTGCAGTGTAATCCGCTGTGCCACAGCCGAAGCTGACGACGTCATAGCACGGTGGATTGCTTTACACTCCCAAGATCATCACACTATAGTAAGTTCAGACACTGACTTTGTTCAATTAGTTGCTGCCAATGTTGACCAATACAATGGTATCACTGACGAACTCATTACAATTGAAGGTATTTTTGATGCCAAAGGCAACGCAGTGAAAGATAAAAAGACAGGGCTTCCCAAAGCCGTGCCCGATCCGTTCTGGCTACTGTTTGAAAAGTGCATGCGTGGAGACACATCAGACAATGTGTTTTCGGCCTATCCTGGTGTGCGTGAACGCGGCACCAAAAACAAAACCGGACTTCGCGAAGCGTTTGAAGATCGCAGTCGTCGTGGCTATGCATGGAATAATCTCATGTTGCAACGCTGGACTGATCACGAAGGTGCAGAGCACAGAGTCTTAGACGATTACGAACGCAATCGTGCTCTTATTGATCTCACAGCACAGCCCGATGCTGTCAAACAAACTGTGGATACCTGTATTCGCGAACAAATCAGCCACAAAGACGTGGGACAAGTAGGCAGTCACTTTCTGAAATTTTGCGGAAAGTACGAGCTGACCAAATGCAGCGATATTGCTGACCAATTTGGTCGCTGGCTCAATGAAACATACAAAGGAGTTCTCAATGACGTTGGTAGCCAAACCAATCATCGACAAACAGTTTTGGATACTCAAGCAGGATAACCAAAAAGTCGGCAACATTCAAGCCGGACCAGAAGGATATCAAGTCACTCTGCGCAATGAAGTTATCAGTTATAAAACACTGCCAGCTCTAAAACGCCGAGCTCGCATTGAGTTTGAACCTGCCACAGCGCCAAGTAAACCGGCCAATGACCAAGTGCATGGATTTGACACTGGCTGTAGAGCCCACAATGGCATGTGGAATGTACAGATGCGAGTTCCGCTGTTTACCAAACAAGCCAAATCAAAATCATGGTTTGCAGCCGGATGGTATGTAGTAAAACAGCATAGATCCTGGCGTGTGGTTCGCAACCCCAAGTTGATTTTGTTACAACGATATCAGTATCAAGGACCATTTCAAACCAAGGAGCTGGCCAATGAATCCGTTTCGTGATCAAGCAGTTTTTATGAAAGCCTGCGATCAAACTGTGGGCGAAGTAAATTTTTCACAAAAAATGTTGTATGTCAAACTTATCAAAGAAGAATTCAACGAACTCATAGATGCCAATTCTGCTGTGGATGAATTGGATGCGTTGATTGATATACTTGTGGTTACCATTGGTGCTATTCACTCCATGGGCGCAGATGCCGAGGGTGCATGGCAAGAAGTCATGCGAACTAACTTTGCCAAGATTGATCCTACAACCGGTAAAGTACGCAAACGTGAAGATGGAAAAGTTCTCAAACCCCTGGATTGGCAGCCTCCTCGTCTTGAGTCGTTTCTCAAATGACCATTCACATCAATAGATTCATAGATTCGATTACTGCACACGAAGCACGTGGACAACGAGACTTTTCCATGAGCATGCGTGATGCAAAAAGTCTTCATGCTGACATCACAAAACTGTTGCTGAGTTTGGAAACCTTACGGGAGCAGCAAGTCACAGCCGCACAACCCATTGAAGTAAGAGTCAGCGGTGGATCATTCAAATCTGCATAGTTTATTCGATAAATAAACTACGGAGATAACGATGTCAAGACCCAAGCCCACAGTGCTAATTGAACTTACCGACAAACATACATACAAGACAGAACAGGTGCTGGCGTCTGATGGAGTATGGGCTGTATTTTACAACAACAAACCTATCAATCTCAAAACCTCCAACATGCTTACTCAATACCCTGGCCCCAAATACAAAAAAGTAAGTTTTTCCAATCCGGGACACGCAAGAAATCTAGCAAAAAAGCTCAACACGCAATTTCGCACAGACAAATTCACAGTGGTTTTGCTTACCCAAGGGGCACAAGTGTACCCCAATGCCAACTAGAGAAGATTACACTAGAAAAGTTATTGAACTTTTGGCTGACTGTAATGCCTATAGTTTGGATGCAGCCAGGGTATCATGGTGGCAAGATTCTAGAGGTCAAGGTGGTATGAGATTGACCGATTGTGGACATAAACAATTTTCCCGTGCAGGGCTTGAATACTGGCAATTCGATTTTGACCCCAGGTCCCGAGGAGGTTGGCCTAAACCCCGGCACTTGCTGGTGCTGAAGAATCATCTTACTGCACCGTATTTTTTGCAAATAGGAAAAAAAGCCACACTGGTGTTCTACGGATCCAAGGAAGCCACGATGTTTGCTCTATATGGCAATATCGATAGTTTTGTGCAGGCTCTAAAAAACCTTGGC